CGGCCAACGGCTGGGACGAGTTGGGCCTCGATGAAATCATTGTCTGGGCACAGCGCCAGGCCCTCGCCCGCTGGGGCCGCCAGCCCACCCCGCCCGCCGAGGGGGAGGTGACGGAGTTGGTGGCGTGGTTGCAGACAAGCGCCAGGGAATGGAGGGATCTTGGCCAATACTCCGAAGGTGCCAAATGCCACCGCGCCGCCGAGTTATTCCAGCAGCAGCACCCCACGCCCGTGCCGGTGGTGGTGCCGGTGCCGGTGACTGAGCGGCCTTGGGAGCGGGGCGGGTGGCTTGACCTAGACGGCGAGTGCTGGTGGTGTCCGCCAGATGGCCCGCCGTGTTGGCTAATGATCCCGCCATCCATGGCGTACGCCGGCTGGTTGCTCCCCTCCCACGCCCTGCCGGTGCCTGCGGGGGGAGGTGCAGTCATGATCACCCCCAACCGCCCGCCGCTGTCGCCCGCTGCGCAGGCGGTGTCCGACGCAATGTATGAAGTCAACATGGACTTCATGGATGAAAACCACAGGATCGCTGCCGCCGCCCTTCGCGCTGCTGCGGGGCGGGCCGGCGGAGTGCCCGCCCATGTGGTAGGCGATAGCTACTGGCCATTCCGCGATGGTGTGGAGTCCGAGCGTCAACGGAATCTCGCCATCGCCAACGAACTGGAGGCCCGGCCATGACCACGCCCAACTGCCCACCGCTGTGGGAGGGAGTGAAAGCCCTGATTGATGCGGAGGTCTACCTGTTCCGGGCTGCTGCAGCCTGCATAGTGGAGACGGAATGGGCGCCCGATGACTGGACCTACACCTGTCGCCACGGCGATGCCCAGGCACTGTTCCAGGACGCCATCGGCGAGATCCGCGACACCCTCCCCGATCATCAGCCAGTGCTGGTGTTCGGCAGCCGCACCAGCTTTCGCTATGGCGTGTGGCCCCAGTACAAGGCCAACCGCAAGAAGTACCGCAAGCCCGCCGGCTACCGGCAGCTGGTGGACTGGGTGACCAAGGCCGGCCCGGCCCGGGGGTGGCAGACCGCCGAGCTGCCCGACCTCGAAGGCGACGACGTGCTGGGCGTGCTCCATGAGTGGGGCGACGTGATCTGCTCGATCGACAAGGACATGCTCACCCTGCCTGGCCTGCACCTGCGCAACGGTGAGCTGCAGGAGGTGAACCTGCTCGATGCCGACCTGGCGTTCTACGCCCAGACCCTCACCGGCGACGCCAGCGACAACTACCCCGGCTGCCCGGGCTATGGCCCGGTGACGGCTCAGAAGGCGCTGGCCGGCTGCACCAGTGAGCTGCAGATGTGGCAGGCCGTGCTCAAGGCCTTTGAGAAAAAAGGCTTCGGTGAGCACTACGCCATCACCCAGGCACGCTGCGCACGCATCCTTCGCGCTGGTGAATACGACCTCGAAAACCAGACTGTCCGCCTATGGAGCCCCCCGGTAGCCTTGTGATGTCTGCATGGATGCAGTGTTTCCCATCGTCAGCGATGAACTGATCAAGCGGCTCGACGCCACCTTTGGCCAAAAGCCGGATCGCTCGATGTCCCATCGGGACATTGATCACTGGATCGGTGAGCAGGCGGTGGTGGATTGCATCAAGCGCTGGCACGCCGAACAACAGGAGGGCCTCAGCTGATGTGCTTCGGAGGTTCCGCCCCACGGGCGACGATCACCATGCCGGACATGGGCGCCTTTGATCGGATGGCCGATCAGCAGATGGCCGCGCTGCGCCAGCAGCAGGAGAGCTCCACCATGCTGATGCAGGAGCGGCTCAACCAGGCCACCCTCAACCAGCAGGGGACGATGCAGCAGCTGCTGGCGGCCCAGGAGCAGCGCGCATCGCAGACCGCTGCCGACGCAGCACGGATGGCAGCGCTGATCGGTGCGCCGACTCCCGAGCCGGCCGCCAAGGCGCCGGTGCTGGGCAGCAGCCGCCAGGGGATGACCAGCCCCCAGGGCAAGACCACCCTGCGCATCGAGCCCAAGGCGGCCAGCGGCAACAAGGCCGGCACCGGCCTCAACATCGCCAGGTACTGATCATGTGCATGGGATCAACCCCCCAGCCCCCCAAGGTTGTGTACCAGGGGCCCTCCAACAAGGAGATCAAGCAGCAGGAGAAGCAGCTCAACATGGCCACCAAGGCAGCAGAGGCCAGCCAGGCCGAGTTCCAGCAGCAGCTGCAGGCACAGATCGACGAGGCCAATGCCGCCGCCGGGGCAGCTGCCGAGGAACTGCAGCAGCAACAGGCCGCGATCAGCTCCAGCGCAGCCATGGCCAACCAGTCCTACACCGTCGAGACCACGCAGCAGGCGCCGGCCGCTGCCGCCCAGACCACTGAGGCCATCCAGCCCGCTGCGCCCGCTGCTCCGCGCACCCCGAGCCTCACCATCGGCACCCGCCGCGCACCGGCCACCGGGTTGAACATCGGCCGATGACAGCAGAGAACCGCTACAAGAAGCTCGAACCAGCGCGCAACCACTGGATTGACCGCGGGCGGGAGGCGTCTGCACTCACGCTGCCCTGGGTGATGCCGTTCGATGGCGAACCCGAGGCCCAGGCGCTGCAGAAGATCGACCACCCGTGGGATGGCATCGGTCAGCGGGGTGTCCACAACATCGCCAGCCGGCTGCTGCTGGCCCTGCTGCCGCCCACCGAGACCTTCTTCCGGTTCGTCCACGACGACATGGCCTTTGCTGCGCAGCAGGCCGAAATGATTGCGACCGGCGACAGCCCGGAGCAGATCGCTGAGCTCAAGACCCAGGTGGACAAGACCCTGGGGATGATGGAGCGGGCGGTGCTACGCAGCATCGAGGCCAGCAACGACCGCACCGCTCTGCACCAGGCGCTGCTGCACCTGATCATTGCCGGCAACTGCCTGATCTGGCTGCCCAAGGAGGGCGCCAAGGTGTTCAACCTCTACCGCTATGTGCTGCGCCGCGACCCCGTGGGCCGGCCGCTGGAGGCGGTGGTGTGCGAGCGGATCCCGGCCGACGAACTGCCCGAGGCGGCCCGCAAGATCCTCGACCAGGTGGAGCCGATGGATCCGCTCACCGAGGAGCGCCCCGGCGGCGGCACCGAGACCCTGCCTGATGAGCGACTGGTCAAGGTCTACACCCACATCAGCTGGAACAAGAGCCGCTGCAGCTGGTATCAGGAGCTCAAGGGCCGCCGCATCGAGGGCAGCGAGGGCAGCTGCAACCGGGAGCACAGCCCCTGGATTCCGCTGCGCATGTTCGCCATCGACTCGGAGGACTACGGGCCGGGCTATGTCGAGGCGGCCACCATGGCCGACCTGCAAACCGCCAACGCCCTCACCCGGGCGCTGACAGAGGGCGCGCTGGTCAGCTCGATGTGCAAGTTCCTGGCCAAGCCGGGTGCAGCCGTCACCGCCAAGCAGTTCAACGAGGCCGCCAACGGCGCCTGCCTCACCGGCAACCCGGAGGACATCACCGCCGTGCAGGTGGGCAAGGGCAGCGATCTGGCGGTGGCCGAGCAGCGGCTGCAGCGGGTGGAGGCCCGGCTGGCCGTGAGCTTCATGCTGAACGAAGCCCGCGACTCGGAGCGCACCACGGCCGAGGAGGTGCGGATCCAAGCGCAGCAGATCGAGAACAGCCTGGGCGGGATCTACAGCGTGCTCACGACTGAGTTCCAGTACCCCTACATCGCCCGGCGGCTGTACCTGCTCACCCAGTCCGGCGGGCTGCCCAAGCTGCCCGACGACACCATCAAGCCGGTGGTGAGCGTGGGCCTGGCGGCCGTGGGCCGGGGCAACGACCTCGAACGCCATGCCCGCTTCATGCAGATCCTGCAGCAGACCATCACCCCCGAAGGCACGCTGCAATACCTGATCCCGTCGGAGCTGATCAGCCGCCTCGCTGCCGCAATGGGCATCGACACGGTGGGTCTGATCAAGAGCCAGCAGCAGATCGAGGAGGAGCGGCAGGCCGCGATGGAGGCCCAGCAGCAGGCGGCCGTGATGCAGTCGGCGATGGCCGACCCGCAGAAGCTGGCCAACGCCGCCCAGACCGTTCAAGAGATCCAGCAACCACAACCCGAATGACCACCACCCCCACCATGGACATCACGCCCGAGCAAATGGCGCTGGCCGGCCCCGGCTACGACAAGGACGCACTGGCCGGGTTCCTGCAGGAGATCGCCGAGGAGGACGCTGCGCTGGCCAGCGGCACCATCCAGCCACCGGCGCCTGCGGCACAACCTGACTTCGCCACCCTCACTGTCCAAGGCGACGAGGTGGAGGCCGAAGGCGACGAGCCGGCCGGCGAGGCCCGCCCCCTGGCCGGGAAGTTCAAGAGCCCCGAGGAACTGGAGAAGGCCTACCTGGCGCTGCAGCAAAAGCTGGGCCAGCGGGCCGATTCAGCTACCGAGGAATCCTCGACAGCTGACCCTGAGCCGGTGGCCCCGCTGTCCCGCGAGGACGCCGTGGGCCATTACGGGGAGACCGTGGTGGCAGCAGCCGAGCGCGAGGGCATCGACCTGGCGCTGTGGGATGCCGCAGTGCAGAAGGGCGAGGACACCAGCGCCATGCGCGACAAGCTGGCCGGCGCCTTGGGCCTGCCTGCGCAGCTGATCGAGCGCTACGAGGCCGCCTTCCGCCCTGCCGCCGCGGCCGACACCACCGCCCCAGGCCTGAGCGATGAGGATGCCGCGGCCGTCCGTTCCCTGGTGGGCGGCGACCAGCAGTTCGCCAAGCTCAGCCAGTGGGCTGCCACCAACTTGAGCGAGGCCGAGCTGGCCAGCTACAACGATGCGGTGAACACCGGCAGCCGGGCCGCCGCAGAAATGGCGGTGCGGTGGCTGCAGAACAAGGCGGCCAGCGCCGACAAGGAGCCCGACCTGGTGCTGGCCAGCGGCGGCAACGCCACCCCAGCGCTGGATGTGTTCGAGAACGAGGAGGAGGCGCTGGAGGCCAAGGCGGTGCTCACCAAGGGCGGCAAGCAGCGCTACCTGGTGGACGAGAAATACCGGCGATACATCGACGCCAAGTTTGCACGATCCCCAATCTTCCTGTAGCAAGGGTGCATGAGTTCATCTGCACTCATGCAGAGCACAGGCCGCCCGAGGGCGACACCCTGATCGCAAAAGCCTGGGGATAGCAGAGGCTCACCGCAAACCCTGCAGTGACGCTTATCACGCCATCGCGGCTTGGCCAAATCAAAGGCAACGCCGCAGACAACTACGCCCTGTTCCTGAAACTGGGCATGTCGGAGGTGCTTACCGCCTTCGATCGCAAGACCGTTTTCACCGGCCGGGTGAAGGAGCGCTCCATCCGGGGCGGCCATTCTGCCCGGTTCAAGGTGACCGGTCGTCGGATTGCTGGGTACCACACCCCCGGCACGCCGATCACCAACGTCCCCACCGACGCCAACAACCCCAACCCCAGCAACGCACCGTCGGATCGCAACGAGGAGATCATCAATCTCGATGGTCTGCTGGTGGCACCTGACACCGTTTACGACCTGGACGACCTCATGGAGGACGTGCAGTATCGGCAGGACATGATGCACC